TCCGAAGGTCGGTGCCACCGGTCTCTGGATCGGTGTGAACCAGCACGCCCTGCTTCTGAACCTCGACTACATCGTCTTCCAGGACCGCGAGATTGCGCCGATCCTGCAGGGTCACGGCATCCCGCTCGTGACCCACCACAAGGACCTTGCCGACATCTGGTCGGGCATCGTCCCCGATTTCGGGTTCAGCGGTGGCACGGCGGTCTGGATTGCGGACTTCCTCGGCTGCGACGAAATCATCGTCTGCGGCTGCGATGCGTACACAGAGTCCCGCCGATACTGGCACAGCCCGCCGGGCTTTCGCGGCCTCGAGCTCGGGGTGACGGCCTCGACGGCGTGGCAGCAAGTGCGCGATTATATGGCGCGGCCGGAGATCGTCTCCGCGCCGTCTGGGTATCTGACCAAGGTATTCCGCTCCTATGAAAATTGAGATCCTTCGCAGTCGCGCCTATCGCGGTCAGTCCCTCGATGTTGGCCGCGTCGTTGTCGTGGATGCCAACTTCGCCGGCTGGATGGTGATGCGCGGGTTCGCCCGCTACTACACCGAGCCGGCCTCGATGACGGCTGCGGTCGAGTCTGCCCCCATGGCCGCGGAGCCTGCGCCGGCGGCCGAACCTCCGAAGGTGAAGCGTGGACGCCCGGCTCGCTGAAATCGCCAAGTACCGGCACGTCTACACGACGGACCCCAATTATCGCTGTTACGACGAGCGGCTGCGGCCGGTGACGGCTGCGCTCTACGGCCTCAAAGGGTCGTTCCTTGATGTCGGCTGCGGGCGCGGCGAGCTGCTGCGCGAGGCCGATCGCCTCGGCCTCTCCCCGGTGATGGGTGCCGAAGCGGTGCCCGAGCTCTGCGGCGGCAACGTCGTCGAGGGGCAAATCCACGCCCTGCCGTTCAAGGACGGCCAGTTCGACCACGTCACTTGCATCGACGTCCTGGAACATCTGCTCGAGGCCGACATCGTGCCTGGGCTCTTGGAGCTGCAGCGGGTGACGGCGAAGACGCTGCTCCTCGCCGCGGCCGACTATCGCTGCGAGTGGAACGGCGTAGAGACACACCCGGCGGCGCGGCCGTACCCGGAATGGGAGGCGCTGTTCAAGCGCATCTTCTCCGGCCGCGTCGAGTGGGTCGGCAAGACTTCCACCTCCGAGATGTGGCGGGTGACCTATGGCGGTTGAGACCGAAGCCGACCGGCTCTCGATGCTGTCGCTGTCCGACTGGGGCAGCCGCGCGCGGTACCGTCGCGCCGGCCGGGTGTACGACATTATCGGGATCTACGACGCGCCCTTCGTGGCGGTCGGCGTGGCCGACGCTGATGTCGAGTCGAGCCTGCCGACCTTCACGGTCTCGACGGCCTCGATGCCCTGTAAGGTCGGCCACGGCGACGCGCTCTTCATCGACGGCCGCGGCTACACGGTGCGCGGCTTCCAGCCTGACGGCACCGGCATGACGGTGCTGCGCATCGAGGTTGACCTTGACCTCGACTTTGACGAGCCCGCCAACATCGAGACCGAGGCCGGGGACAACCTCGTCACCGAATCGAATATGTACCTCCTGCAGGAGGCCGCGTGAGCCACGCCCGCCGCACCATCCGCGACCGGGTCGTGCAGATCCTCGAGGCGGCCGAGGTCGCCCAGACGGTCTCTGCGTCGCGCGTGCACCCGCTGCCGGCGGATGTGCTGGCTGCCGCGCTCGTCTACGCCAACTCCGAGAGCGTGACGGGCACGACGCTGACCTATCCGCGCACCTACCACCGCGAGCTGCAGCTCGTGATCGAGGTCGTCTCGCGCGACACGCGGCACCTGGACGACCGTCTCGACAACCTCTGCGCCAATGTCGAGAACGCCATCGGTGCCGACCACACGCTCGGCGGGCTGGTGAAGGACTGCCAGCTGACCGACACGGCACTAACGATGAGTTTTGACGGCGACGCTCCAATCGGGGCGGCGCGGATGGTGTACCGGACCCTTTACATGACCAGCGAGACCGATGCCGGGTCGGTCGTAGAGTAACCACAGGAGAAAGCAGAAATGGCGAACCATCACGGCAGCGAAGGCCTCGTCCGCGTCGGCAGCAACACCGTCGCCGAGGTCACGGGCTTCAGCTTCACCGCAACGGCCGAGTACGCCGAGGACACCAACCTCAGCGACCTCGACAAGACCTATAACGTCATCGCGATCAAGTCGTGGACGGGGTCGGTCACGGCGTTCTGGGATGAGACCGACACCAGCGGTCAGGTGGCGCTCGCCCCGGGCGCGAACGTGTCGCTCGTGCTCGCGCCCGAGGGCGTCGGCGCGGGCGCGACCCGCTACAGCGGCAACGCGCTCATCACGGAGATCACCCGCAACGTGCAGCGCGGTGCCATCACCGAGATCACCTTCAACTTCATCGGCAACGGCGGCCTCACGGTCGCAACCTCCTGATGGACTGGAAGGCGGCGGCGCGCGCGCAGTTCCAGGAGCGGCGCTCGCTCGAGGCGCTGCTTGAGATCCCGGTGCCGGAGTGGGGCATATCGGTCTATTACTGGCCCGACATGACCCTCGCCGAGCGCCGGGAGATCTTCCTGTTTGCCAAGCAGGACGGCGACAAGACCATCCTCGACCTTGAGGCCATGGCTGTCACGGTGCAGGTGCGGGCGCGCGACAAGAACGGCGGCAAGCTCTTCGGCCGCGTCGAGCGCAAGGACCTGATGAACGAGTACGACCCCGATGTGCTCGTGCGCATCGTCACCGAGATGAACACCGGCGGCGTGCACGTCGAGGACGCCGAAAAAAACTGAGAGAGGACACTCACCTTCGGGCGATCTACGCGCTATCGCTCCGAATGGGTGTCCTGCCTGACGAGATCTTCAACATGACCGAGCGCGACTTCGCGCACCTTCTGGCAGCCGCCAAGATGGAGCACGAAGAACAGGAGGCATCGTGGCAAAGACAGAAGTCCAGATAACCGCCGTCGACAAGACGCAGGCGGCGATTCGTTCAGCCACGACCTCGCTGAAGACCATCGAAAAGACGGCCAAGGCGACCGGCAAGGCCATCAATCTCGCCTTCGGCCTGCTCACCGGCGGCGTGCTGGTGTCGGCGTTCGGCAAGCTGACCGAGGCGGCGAAGAAGACCGAGGAGGGACGAAAGGCGCTCGATGACCTTTCCCGCACCCTCAAGGACCCCGCGCTCGTATCGGCTGCGAACGCCCTCACCAACACGCTCATCAGCGGCTTCGCCAAGGCGCTGCAGGGCGCGGCGTCGATGTTCAAGTTCGTCCGCTCCGAGCTCATCCGAATGGGCATCTTCGGCGGCGCGGGCGGCGCGCGGGACGCTGCTGATGTCATCCGCGGGCAGATCCGCGACCTCGAGCGGGCGATTGCCGCGCCCGGCATCGGCATGACCGGAGAGTCGGGGCAAAAGCTCTCCCAGGCGCTTATCGCCGACCTCAATGCGCGCAAGCAGCAGCTCTCCCTTGTCGAGCGGCTCGCCGAGGCTGAGGCCGAGGCGGAACGCGCGCGCATCGACCGCGAGGTCGCCGCCGCGAACACGCCCGCAGCCAAGAAGAAAGCAGGCGGCGGCAGTCCCCGCGAGCGCGCCAAGAAGACCAAGGACGATATCGACCGCTGGGCGATGATGGCGCTCGAGGACATCGAGCCGACCTTCCAGGAGTTCGGCGAGGGTCTGGCCGACAGCCTCGTCGCCGGCCTTGATGAGCGACTGCGACCCCAGACCGGCCCCCTTGCCGACTTCGCCGCCGAGGCCGCGATGCAGATGCAGGTGGCCTTCGCCGACTTCCTTTTCGACCCGTTCGCCGAGGGCTTGAAGGGCATGGCCAGGGGCTTCGTCAACATCCTCCGCCGGATGCTGGCCGACCTGATGGCGCGGCAGCTGCTGCTCGGCTTCCTCAACATCTTCACGGGCGGCAGCGGGATCGTCGCCAACATCGCCAACGCCGCCGCGCAGGGTCTGCAGGCGCGCGCGATGGGCGGCCCGGTGACCGGCAATACGCCGTACATGGTCGGCGAGCGCGGCCCCGAGCTTTTCGTGCCCTCCACCGGCGGCACCATCATCCCGAACGGCGCGGGCGGCGGCATGACCGTGTCGCCCGTCTACAACATTGACGCGCGGGGTGCGACAATGGAGCTCTCGCAGGCTCTGCCGGGCATCTTGGCGGACAACAACCGCAAGATCTTCGACGAGCTCGACCGCCGCTACGGGATACGCCGATGACCGACCTCGTCCTGCCGCCGGATCTTGTCGCCTCCGAGGTGCAGTGGAGCATCATCGACAACTCGGCGGTGTTCTCCTCGGCGCTGTCCGGTGCCGTGCGCACGGTGAGCCGCCCTGGCAACCGCTGGGCGTGCCGGCTGCTCTTTCGGTCGCCGTCCCCGACGCGCCGGCACCGCATCCTCGCCCTCATCGCGGCGTTGCGCGGGCGATCGAACCGCCTCTGGCTGACCGACCCCGCCTACACCGCCGCGGGCAGCTTCAGCAACGCCGAGCTCCTGTCCAACAACGCCGCCGTCGCGGCCACGACCGGCTGGACCTCGAGCAACGCCGAGCTCGTGCTCTCGGCCGACTCCCACTTCGGTCTGCGCCTGACCCGCACCGGCGTCACTG